ATAATAGAACCTTATAACCTTAGTTCTGAACAAATGAAAGACAATAACCTTACTGCTGATGATATTAATTATATCATCCCAGATATGAAGGTTATTCGTCTTTGTGTAAGAAATCTTGTTCAGAACTATGGTTCTGAATCTACAAACTTGGAGCTGCTGAAGAAGAGTTGGCACAGAAGTAAACGTGTCGAAAATCTTGTAAAGGAAAGGTCGGATCTCTCCCGTGCCCTTTCTAGAATTGATGATGATTATCATGCAATTATTAGAAAGAATCGGGCTGAAAGAGATAATGGATCTTTTCTTACACGTTTCCTCTGTGGTTTGAATCCAACTCCACAAGAAATTTACAGCGGCCCCTTGTTTATGAAGCGAAAGATGAATGAACGCTTGTCGGAAATTAATAAAGAGATTGACTCTATCCTCGTCGATTCTAGCGTCCCTGCGTGGGACGAACGAAGATTTGGTCGAATCCCTGACAAGTGTCCTACTTCTTTCCCGATACCAGCTAACTGGGCTGCCGTCAAAGAGCGAGGAGCAAAAGTTCGTAGCGTTACGAAATCTCCCGGTGACTTGGTCACCGCGGGTCACGTATTGCGAAGACTTTTGTTCCCTGCCCTGAGACGTAATATGCATTCCAGTCCACCATTGAAGGGTGAAGAAAGCCTTTTGGAAGCACTTCGTCGTATCAATAATTTTAAAACAAAAGATACGGTAGTTGTTTCCGCTGACTTGACCACTGCATCTGACCTGCTCCCAACAGAATTGCTTTATGCGTTCTGGGACGGAGCTGCGGATGCTTTTAAACTTCACGGTACAGTCTGGTATGACATCGGACGTATGCTTCTTGGACCCATGGAAGTCTCTTATCCGAAAACAGATCTTGAAAAGATTTGTTCTCAGAGAGGCGCTCTCATGGGACTCCCCTTGACATGGATTTTTCTTTCCGTGACTCAGCTGTTTTGGGCTAACCAAGCCGGCGCACCAGATAATAGTTTTATTATCTGTGGCGATGACTTGATTGGCATTTGGAGCAATGATGTAGCTCGACAGTACAAAATAGCTGTTCACGAAGGTCAAGGAGTGATTAATATCAAGAAGCATGCTGAAACCAAGAACCGAGGAGTATTTCTCGAACGGGTGTTTTCTTTTACAGAAAACGCCACTTCTCGAAAAGTTACTCAAGACTCTGCGTTCCCAATAAGGGGGCTTATGAGTGATGGTTCCGGTCTCTGGTTGGCTGATGTCACTACAAATGAGAAGGTTACTCTTCCTTCTTGGGCAACCATGGGTCTGGCTGTTGACTCTCTGTTGGATAATTATCCAAGGGAGTTGCACAGATCCATTGTAGCAAGCTTTTACGCTGCTAATAAAGGGTTGCTCAATAAGGTCAAGGAATATAAAATACCTCCATTTGCTAGTCGGTGCTTCGGTGGATTCAGTTTTCCTTATCCTGACCGCCGTTTTACATCTCCTCTCGAGGTTCCTATTACCCGCGTATGTAGCGTAAGGTACAGAAAAGCCCTTGCTGTTCTTATCAGTAATGATTCGATTCACAAGGACATCGGTACTTTGGCACGTGCGTGGTCTATAGGAACTAAAAATAGTATCCGAGAGATGGCTGTAAAACTTGCTGAAAGTGATTTCTCTCATTCTTTTAGAATAAGAAAAATCAATGAAGTTCCAGTCCAGGAGTTCTCCAGTAATGTTACCCCTAAGCAACTCGAAGAGTTGCTTATTGGTCTCAATACGAAGAGTCTCCTTATGTTTATGGACCCAGACCCCGCAAAGACACGTTCCCTTAGTCCTTTCTGGATTAAGAGGATCTTGTTCAATAGAATTGAAAAGATCTCGTCTATGTGGCAGTCTGTACATCCAGTTAAAAACTTTTCCATTTCTCAACTTAGAAATAAGTTTGAAATGAAAGAGTATACTGCATGTTGGAACACTTTCAGTGGTGATGGTCAGGATATGGGTAAGGTTCCTATTTGGGTTCCTGGGGAGAACGGGCAATTGATTGGACTGCGCAGTGTTCGCACTGCGCTGGGTCTCAGAGCTACTTGGAAGGCCACCTCGTGGTCTTCCGTTTAGTTCCTGAAACTCTGTCATGAC